ATGCACTATGAGGTCTACACAAGAGATTTTGGGACGCAAACGGGTACTTATGTGTGTTCATTAGACAATTATCACTCCGATGTAGACGCAATTGACTACTCTACAAGTGAACAACCTGCTGAACACAAGTCTCATAACATCATAGAACTCGATAATGGGCAATTTTGTCTCTATCCAAACAATAGAATGAGAATTTATGACAATAGCATTACCCCAGAGAATCCAAAAATGCCTGATTTTAAGGTCTCAACAGTTTGGTATCAAGTTGAAAATGGTCATGATCGTGATGGATTGGGCAATGAGGACAATTATTTTTGGAAAACAGCGAAGGAAAGATCATTCGGAGACATTGGAGTGGGAAATACTGCGATTACAGGTAATATAGAAATAGAAGGAATGGATTTAGGATAAGTGTTACACAACTCACATAAATAAAGTGAGTAAACTATTAATAAATGTACGGGCAAAGGGTTTCAAGGTCATTTAAAGACATTAGTTTGTCTTTTGACCCCCATCCAGTCACTAAAGATCTACCTGTTATCAGAAATGAGAGGGCGATTAGTCGTGCTGTTCGTAATTTAGTGCAAACAATACCAGGTGAGAAGTTTTTTAGACCACTTTTTGGGTCGGGAGTCCGTGGACTCCTTTTTGATTTTATGGATGTTGCAACTTCTGAGGCGATTGAAGAGGAAATTATCACTGTAATTAACAATTACGAACCAAGAGTGACTAATGTACGGGTTCAAGTTGATGCTAGACCCGATTTGAACAATTTTGATGTAACAATATACTTTGATATTATAGGACAAAGTTTACCAACTCAACAATTTACGTTCATTTTAGAAGCAACTCGATAATATGCCTTTCACTAAGTTTACAAATCTAGATTTTGATCAGATAAAGACACAAATTAAGAGTTACCTACGTGCAAACTCTGATTTTAAGGACTTCGATTTTGATGGTTCTAACTTTTCTGCTCTAATTGATACTCTAGCTTACAATACCTACATTACTGCGTTCAATTCAAACATGGTTGTGAACGAATCATTCCTTGATTCTGCAACAATTCGTGAAAATGTAGTCTCATTAGCAAGAAATATTGGATATGTTCCACGTTCTAGGTCTGCAGCAAAGGCACAAATAAGTTTTTCTTATAATACTACATCTACCTCCTCTACAGCAGTTCTTTCTGCTGGTTTAGTATGCATTGGAATTGTTGAAAATACAAATTATCTCTTCTCCATACCAAATGATATTAGCACTACTATAGTAAACGGTGTTGCAACTTTCAATAACATTGATGTTTTTCAAGGAACTTTTCTAAGAAAGCAATTTGCAGTGGATGGATCTCTTGATCAACGTTTTTTACTTGATAATTCATTTATAGACAGCTCAACAATAGTTGTTAGAGTTGCAGATTTAAATGATACTAGTTTTGGAAGAGAATATTCACTCGCAAATAACATTTTAAATATTGATTCTACATCAGAGATATATTTAATCCAAGAAGTAAAGGATGAAAGGTACGAATTATTGTTTGGAGATGGTTATTTTGGTAAAAAATTAAGTAATGGTGATAAAATAACTGCATCTTACATAATTACTGATGGAAAAGATGGAAATGGTCCGAAAAATTTTGCATATGCAGGTCGGGTAGTTGATGATTTGGGAAATCCCATCGTTCCCTCAAGTGATGTAGTAATTACAACAAATATATCTGCTCAAAATGGTGGTGATATTGAAAGTGTAGACTCAATTAAGTACTTTGCACCTCGAATTTATGCCTCTCAGTACCGTGCAGTGACCGCCAGAGACTATGAAGCGATAATTCAGTCTATTTACCCTAATACTGAATCAGTAGCGGTTGTAGGGGGTGAAGAACTTGATCCACCAGAGTTTGGACAAGTACTCATTAGCATAAAACCTAAAAATGGTGACTATGTTTCTGACTTTGATAAGCAAAATATACAATCAAAACTTAAAAATTATGCTCTATCTGGTATAAATCAGAAAATAATTGATTTAAAGGTTCTATATGTTGAAATTGATAGTGCAATTTACTTTAATAGTTCACAAGTATCTGACGTAAACGGTGTTAAGAGTAAAGTACTTAGTGTTTTGAATACTTTTTCAAGGTCTAATATTAATAAATTTGGTGGAAGATTCAAATACAGTAAATTAGGTCAAATTATTGACGGATCAGATAATTCAATCACATCTAACATCACAAGAGTCATAATACGACGTAACATGAAATGTCTGTTAAATCAATCTGCACAGTATGAATTATGTTATGGTAATACATTTAAGAAAAATCCTAATGGATTTAATATAAAGAGCACTGGATTCACATTAGCAAGTCAAACTGGAACTTTATATTTTACAGATGTTCCTGATGAAACAGGGGATATGGGAGTTCTATCTGTAGTTAGAGAGTCCTCAGAAACTAATGAATTCACTGTTGTGGTCAAGTCAGCAGGAACAATAGATTACAAAAAAGGTGAGATCATAGTTAATACATTAAATATAACATCAACCATTGCAGCAAATGATATCATAGAAATTCAAGCATTCCCTGATTCAAATGATGTGATTGGATTAAAAGACTTATATCTAAGTTTTTCTGTTGCAAATAGCACAATAAATATGATTAGGGATACAATTTCATCTGGAGAACAGATATCTGGTGTGGGATATAAGACAACATCAAGTTACTTGAATGGAAGTCTAAAGAGAGGTGATACATCAACAGCGACTGCTACACTATCCACTTCTACAACATCAAATACAACTACAACAAGCACTAGCTCAGGCTCAACATCGTCTGGAGGCGGATACTAAGAAATGATACAAACTGGTTTTGAGAAACGAGTACAGGTTCAGCAAATTTTAGCGAATCAACTCCCTGACTTCATTCGAGCAGAGAGTCCAAAGACGCTTGACTTCTTAAAACAGTATTATATTTCTCAAGAACATCAATCTGGTGCAACTGATCTTGCTGATAATTTAGATCAGTACATAAAAATTGATAATTTAACACAAGAGGTTATTTCTGGTAAAACAACTTTATATTCGGGAATTTCTTCAACAACTGATACTGTTCAGGTATATTCTACAAAAGGATTTCCTGATCAATACGGTCTTTTTAAGATTGATAATGAAATATGCACGTATACTGGTTTAACCACTAATACGTTCACAGGAGTTGTTCGTGGTTTTAGTGGAATTAGTAGTTACAGAACTGATTTAAACCAAGAAGAATTACTTTTTGAAGATACTAGTCAAGATGAGCATGAATCTGGAGTAAATGTTCATAATTTAAGTTCTAATTTTCTTAAAGAATTTTATAGAAAGTTAAAATATACACTAACACCAGGTTTAGAGGATTTAGATTTTGTATCAAATCTTGATGTGAATAATTTTATCAAAGAATCAAGATCATTTTATGAATCGAAGGGAACTGAAGAGTCTTACAAGATATTGTTCAAGGTTTTATATGGTGAGGAACCAAAAATTATTGATTTAGAGCAATATTTACCAAAACCATCTTCTGCAGAGTTTTTAAGAAGAGAAATCGTTGTTGCAGAAAGAATTTCTGGAGATCCAGATAAATTAGTTGGTCAAACTATCAAAAAAGCATCAGATTTAGAAACTCAGGCATCAGTCTCAGAGGTTGAGATATTCACAAGGTCAGGAATAAGCACATATTTTAAATTAGGTCTATTTGTTGGTTTTGATGATAGAGATCTAATTGAAGGAACTTTTGAAATACAACCAAAGGTAGCAAATATCAACCCTGTTTCAATTGGATCATCAGTAATCACTGTAGACAGCACTGTTGGGTTTGGAACAACAGGGACTTTAATATCTGGTGATAATATAATAACATATTCATCAAAAACAGTAAATCAATTCTTAGGGTGTGTTGGTGTTGATAATACTATGAGTGTAAATTCACCTATTCGGACAAATGATGTATTTTTTGGTTATGAAGATGGAGATTTAACAAAAAAAGTGGAAATTAGAATTACTGGAGTATTATCAGATGTTGAAACAATCGGAGATGTATCGTCAGTAACCGAAGGAGAAAAAATTTATGTAAAAAATGTTGGTGAAAAGATAAAAAATCCACAATTTAATAAAACTTACAAACAAATATTCGCAAACTCTTGGATTTATAATACAAGTTCCAGATTTTTTGTAGATAATACAAATAATGGATTTAATTTAAAAACTACACCAGATCCATCTTCTTTAAAGGTTGGTGATATCGTAGATGTG